TAATTGGTATATAATAAAGGAGGTTGACAGTTCAAATCCGAGTGCTTATACATATGCTGCGGGTACTTCTGACTATGCAACAGCATGGACAAATAGGACTACACAGACTTATGACACATTCGGGAATACATTTTAAAATGGAAGCACAGATAATAAATATAAAATTAGAAAACAAACAATTCAATGTAGATGTTACTTTTTCTAACGGTGAAAGAGAGAACTATCTTTTTTCTTCAGACGTTTCTATGGGTGAAATAGAAAGTTTTATTCAAGAAAAAGTTAGGGAACTTACTCTATTGGAAGAGAAGGAGAAAGAACTACAAGGAGAGTTGCTTGATAAGGTAATAATATGGCAGTAATTATAGCTGATTCAAACAATGCAAGTTATGATGGTAATTTAAGCACTACTGACGGTTTTTATGAGGTTGAAGCTTACAATTTAGCCGGAACATCTTATACTGGCATCGCAAGGAATGCTTTCGCTAGATTTTACGAGGTTACTTTCGCTCATGCTGGTAATTGTCAGGGGTTTGCGTTTTTTCCTTGGATTGTTCAAGCCAAGAAACCTCAACACGACTTTCATTGTCACTTGACAGAGTCTTTAGGTACTTGTACTATTTCTATTGAGGATGATTGTGTTATTACTCTTGCAGGTCATGGATTAAGTGATGAACCTAATAGTCTTCCAACTGGCATTACAGGAACTTCGCCAGGAGACGCTGATAATGGTTATGCAAAAGTTTATTATGTCACGGTTATTGATGTTGATACATTTTATATTTCTGAAACTATTGGTGGAGATTATGTTGACACTAGTGGTGGTACTCACACCTTGTTTAAGGTTCACGCTACTAAATCTGTTAGTAGTGATGTATTATTCGGCAATACTAATAATACATATGCTTATTGTACTTCTATGAATTATGGATATCCTTTCGTTTTTGATACTCCGGTTGCTGTGACTACTGATGCTAGTAAGTATGTTTTTATGATTACTTCTCCCTTAGAAAATGTTGATGACAATTTTGTTTACATGGGTTTTAGAGGTAGCACTGCTTCGAATTATTGTTATGCTACTTGGTGTGATAATAAAATCAGTTTTAGCGATACAGACACTCTTATTTGTAAAGATAAAGTGATTATTGACCAAGATTGTACTTTTAATGCTGTTTTGGGAACAGGCTATACTACGGCACATTCTTATGGAATTTCTTGTTTGTTATTGGCTGGTGATGACCCAGAAAATGACCAAGTAAGACTTGAATGGGAAAATGCTCCAACTTCTGCTTACACAGCAACTTTTAATAGTTATGTTTTTATGAGTTGTTTTACAAGTGTAAGTATAGGAACAGAAGCTAACCCCATACCTTACAGCGAAAAAGCTACTATTGTGTTTAACGATACTTCAAATGCAGGAAACAGCGGTTATCACGGTTTTGGTTACATGTCACGAAATTTGGGAAAAATGAGCTTATATTTTTATGGTGAAATCCCCACTTATAGAAAAACCACATTAACAAATGATGTTTCTGTGGGTGCAACAAGTTTTGATGTTGATGATGCTGTTGATTGGGTGGCTGGTGACGAAGTAGTTATTGGAAAACCGACAAGCCACAGAGAATCAAAAACTTATACTATTCATAGTGTTTCTGGAAACACAATCACTCTCACCGGAGCAATAACTGTTTCGGATAGAAAAAGTGGTGGAATAGTGGCTGTTAAAAAATATGGTGTTAATATACAGAGTTCATCAATTGCTCAAAAGTCACAAATGACTAGTCAGTTCTCTAATTTCGTAATGAGTGGTGTAAAAATAGAAAGTTTCAAAATGCTGGGAAATGCTGATTATACAGGTATTGATATTCCTTCACATACTTCTCAGTGGAATTTTACTAATTGTATGTGGTCTAGTTATGATGGTGCATCGATTACTAATAATTTATTTATGGTTAATATTCCTGCTGACGGAATATTAATAGAGGATTGTATTATACACCTTACGCCGATGCTTACTGGTTGTCAGGTGAAGGTTAATTCTCAAACATATCATGGTAGTTGGTCTTATTTGATGGGTGGAGAGATAACATTTAATAGGTGTGATTTTTTACATTATGGTCAAGGAACGGCAGGGAATACGGCAGCTAGATATATAATTACTAATTGTAACATTCAAGGTCTATACACGATGTATCTCGGCGGTAGAGATTTAGTTTTTAAGGGTATGGTTATGGTTCTCCACGATTTACAAACTTTATCAATGGTGGAGATGCTGATGTGTCTGGCAATTATTATGATGGTTCAACTGGTGGTATGAGTATTTTTGGTTCTACTTGTATAGGGTTAAAACTTAAAGATTGGTATTTCGGTACAGAAACAGAAAATACTTATGACTGGACAACTTATGGTCCTTCAGGAGGTTATTGGTATAATCCAGTGATTGTTAATCCCAATAGGGCTATAAAAATGCGAGAAGATTATTATTATGTATTGGAGGGTGGTAGTAATATAGCAATACAAACAAATGGTGCGGCAAATTCTCATATTAAGTATTCTGTTGAAGGAAATGTTTGTTCTACGGGCGACGGATTAACAGATACTACGGTTAGGACTTCGGGAACAGGAAAGTTTGCTATGCGTTTTTGGAAGAATGAGTTCCACAGTGAAAATAGATTAATGTGGGAACAAACAGTTCCTACAGGTAATATTCAAAATAAACCAATGACTGTTAATGTTTGGGTTAAGATTAACTCAACAAATTATTATAGTGGGACTCATACGATGCCGTATTTGAGAGTAAATTATGATGATGGAACAATAGTTACTTCTTCAGCCACAGAAACTACTGATTGGCAAATGCTTACTGTGAGTTTTACACCGACTACTACTTTCGGAAGAATAAGTGTTCGTCTAGGATTTAACACTGACCAAATAGACAGCGATTCTTATGTCTATTGGGATGATATGAGTGTTTTGTATCCTGCCGGAGTTGTTCTTGATTTGGGTGGTTTCGATGTATGGATTGACGGTATGCCTGCCACTCCCTCGATATCCACAAGTATTTCTGCAGCCGATGTTTGGTCTGTGTCTACGGCTGGATTAACATCTAGTGGAACTACGGGTAAAAAATTGGTTGATAATTTAACAACTGGTAAATTTATAGGACTAAAATAAATTAAATATGGTTTTATAAATATTAATAATAAAAAAATAACATGGAACTTATGCAAGAACTAATTAACGCTGTAAACAATCAGGCCGAATATAAGTTTACGACTGATACATTAACATTTTCTACAACAGAGTTAAAAGGAGAAAAACAGGCATATGTAACAGGATACATATCAGTTCCGGAAGTAGATTTGTACAATGATTTAGTAACAATGCATGCAATGAAATCTCTTTTAAAACAAATTAAGGAATCAACAATTACTGTCGATTATGAGCATGAAGCTTGGAGAGATGACAATTCTATCCTTCCTGTCGCAAAAATAGTTGAAGCAAAAGTAGATGACAGAGGACTATGGGTCAAATGTTTATTAAATAAAAATTCACCAAAATATAAAGCATTATGGGGGAGCATTAAAGACGGATTTATTAATGCATTCTCAATAGCTTTTCAACCATTAGTAACAGTTGAAAAGTCAATGGGTGGAGTTACTGTAAGACTTATCGAAGAATTAAAATTGTTGAATGTAGCATTCACTGGAGCACCTGTAAATAAGGGTGCAATACTAACAGAGTTTGGTATGAAGTCAGTGATGTTGAAAGCAATTGAAGATTCAGAGATAATGGGAGAACAAGTAGTTGTTCCAAAAAAACTTTTAAGTAAACTAATGGAGGAAAAAAATATGGTCGAAGAAACAAAGGTTGAAGAGGAAGAGCCAGTTGTGGAAGAACCGGTCATCGAAGAACCAGTTGTTGAAGAAACACAGGTTGAAGAGTCTGAAGTTGAAGAAAAAGCTTTAGAGGAACAGAAAAACTTACAGTTAATTTCTGAATTAAAAGCAATGCTTGAAGAACAGAAAAAGACAATAGAAAAACAAGGACAAGATTTAAAGTCTCTTAAATCAAGAGAAGTATTTAAAAGTCCGACAGTTATTGAACCAGAAATTAAGTCTGTTTTAAAACAGATTGACATGTTAGGTTTAATCTAAATATATAATCAAAGGGAGGATAAAATAACAAAATGACAGGAAATTATGGAGTAACATTTTTGAATACGCCAAATCATACCGTTTATAGTAACCCGATGGGAGTTGCAATGAAAGGTGTTGAGTATAGCGGTTCAACAACTCTTGAAGCATTAAGAAGTCAACACAGTGAAATAGCTATGAAAGCTTTATCTACTACAGCAGGTGGAGCAGGAACAGCTGGATATGCGATGGTGCCTATCTTTGTAGACCCAAGAGTAGTTGACCAAACTAGAAAATACACTCCTTTAGTTGAACTCGTTCCAAGAGTAACTAATCAGGGTATGTATGCGGATTACAACATAATCACTGCAAAAGGTGGAGGAGTTACTGCAATTGAAGATGCAGTTCTAACTGAAACAAACACAACTTATGACAGAGCTAGTACAGCTATTAAGTTTTTGTATGCGATTGGTAGAGTAACAGGACCTGCAATAGCAGCAATGCCGGCTTGGTCTCTTGGTGGTTTAACACCAGCAGGAGGAGCAACAGGTGGATTTAATGACCAAAACGCTACTAACGCAAAACAAATGGAAGTACTTGTAAAGACAAGAGAAATAAAAGAGTTAGAAGAATCTTTAATTATTAATGGTGATGCAAGTGACGATGCAACTGAATTTAGCGGAATCGTTAAATTAATGGGTGCAACAAACACTGTTGATAAACGCATTTGACGACGGTGGAAGACCAAACTTAGCAGTTTGTTCTAGTGGAGTTTTTACAGACTTACTAGCACTATTGACAGCAAAGATTGGTTACATGCAATCAACAGAACAAGTATTTTGGGGATTCAGTACTATTGTATTAAATACAATGGTTGGAAAAATACCAGTTATACCAAGTATGTACTTATCAAATGTAAGCGGAAGTAAAGCAATTTACTTTTTGGATATGAGTGTTGTTGAAATGAGAGTACTTCAAGACTTGACTTATGAAGATTTAGCTAAGACTAACGATTCAGAAAAGTTCATGTTGAAGATATATGAAGCTCTTATTATAAAGGCTACATCCTTTTGTTCAAGTATTACAGAAATTTCAGCATAATTATGCTGAAATCTTTATTTTTATTTATTGTTTTTAAATTTTTAAAGCCAAGGAAAAGGCACTAAAACCACTAATTAAATCGGAGAAACAAAAAAATGACAAACACAAACGTAACAGCAGGAAGATTAGCAGAACTAGGTGGAGCTACAAATGCAGGATTAAAAATCGGATTTGTAGATAGTGGAGCGAAGGCTGCACAAAATGACACTTGGACTGTTAAGAATGCTAAGGAAGTGTTGTTCGCACTTGTTACAACAGACGCAGACGGAGTAGCTGACCCAGTTACAATCTCTGGAAATGTAATTACATTAACAGGATCAACAGAAACAGCAGGGTCTGGTTTTATAATCTTCAGATAATTATATTCAATATAATTTAAAGGGAGGATAAACAAGAACAATGGCAGCGATAACAACAAGTGTAATTACTGATGCGGTACCAAATCAAGGTCGAAAGATGTTGATAGTTGAAACTCCAAATACAGCAGATACTGGTGATACAATTGCAATCACTTTAGCAGACTACGGAATTTCAACCTTTTTAGGTATTTTCGGTAATGCACACGAAACAGAAGACAGTATTGTGGTTACAGAAGAACCGACAACCGCGGTAAGTGCTGGAGTATTAACAATCACAGTTGGTGGTACAGCTAACAACGACAAAAAGAGAGTATACACAATATTCGGTAAATAAAAATGCACATAATAGCGATTGGTGAGGGATATTCAGACGGATTAAAAAAGTTTGAAGAACACTTCCACGGTAGAGAGTATGCAAACGGAAAATGCAAAGTTAGGGTTCGTGAGATAAAATTGTATCACTTCGGATTCAATGAATGCGGATATGATGAAGTTTTGGCAGACATAAAATCAATGGCTAGATACAAAGACCACGAAAACAAGAACGCACAAAAAGGAACAACAACCGAACTTCATGGAAAATTTCAAAAGTACATAAGATACTTTAGAAGATTATTCAAAGGAATAAAATCAATCGATGAGGATTTGGACAAAGTAAAAACTGGTTCATTTTACAAGGATATGGGTTCAAAAGGAATCTGGTTCAACAGTACTCTAATTCCAATAGGTAGAATTAACGACTACAGGAATTCAGAAGACGGGAGAGAAATGGTATGATTGAGAACTTTTTAAGTACCCAAGACACAATCGCTATTGCATTATTATTAGGAATAATAATCAAATTTATTCAATTTTTATATTTTGATAGAAAGAGGGAGAAAAAATAATTATAAGGAGGACGAACAACGAATGGCATTAACAACAAAATCAATGACAGCAGAAGGAAAAGACATAGACAGGACACCAGAATATGAAGTCGGTATTGATTCTGAAGGTAAGGGTTTTCTTAAAAAAAAGAAAGTTATAGTTGAAGACCCGAAGGAAGAAGTTAAACCACAAAGGAGGTCTAAGAAATAATGGGATACTGTACAGCGGCTGAAGTTAGGGCGGCAATCGATTTTCCGTCTACTGGAGCACCAATTAGTGATACAGACATAACAACATTTATTGGATATGCTGAAGAGGAAATTGAAAATATTTATAAAACAAAATTTGGAAGTGTTGAAGCCACTGGAACAGCAGAATCGGGTGACACAACAACAATTACTGTTGCGTCAACACCATACACACCCAATGAGTTTATAGGATACATTGTTTGGGTTCATACGGGAACTAATGCTGGAGAATATAGAGAAATAACAGCAAATACAGATAACGATATCACTGTTAGTCCAGCATTTACAGAAGCAATTGATAATACATCACAATTTAGAATTGTTAAGTTAGGATATAAGGACGAAACGGTTGACGGAACTGGTTCAGATACAATGTTTGTAGACTATCAACCATTAATTAATGTGAATTCATTAACAATTAATTCAACATCTGTAACACCTTCAAATATTTATCAATATAAAGATACTGGGAGATTAGTATTAGGTGATTCTGCAGAAGCACAAACCTTTTTGAATTCTACACCACAATTAGTCAATATTAAATACATTTATGGTGTTTATCCAATACCTCAAGTTATTAAGAGACTTTGCATAGCACTTGCAGCAATTAGAACATTAATATCACAAATTGCTGGAACATACGACGATTTTACAAGTATAAGCTTACCCGGAGGATTTACTGGAGCAAAAGGTGAACCTTATATGAATATTAAGTCTGCACTTGATTATTTACAAGGAGAAGCAAGAGGAATAGTTTATGGAACACAAAATACGGGGCAGGTAAGTGGAGACTTCAGAACTGGAGCTTCATATAGACCTTTTACCCTGTTTGCATAAAGGAGGAATAAAAAATGACAGAAGAAGAAACAAAAATAGAAGTTGAGACGGTTAAGGTAGAAGAATCTGACGTAGAAGAACCTAAGGTAGAAGAATCTGAAGTAGAAGAACCTAAGGTAGAAGAACCTAAGGTAGAAGAATCTGAAGTAGAAGAACCTAAGGTAGAAGAACCTAAGGTAGAAGAACCTAAGGTAGTACCGTCACCGCTAGATACAATTAAATTACATACACATCTGGCGTAATGGTACAAACAGTGTTGTCTGTTAATGACTTTGACAGAATATTAGACAATTATACCGGAAGACAAATTACATACACTCCTATAGTGAAAACAGTATCAAATATATCTGGACAAGAAACACTGACAGACGGCACACCAAAAAATATCAAAGCACATTTCATTAGAACAAATCAACAATGGGATTTTGAAAAATTGGGTTTTTTAGAAAAAGGTCATGCAGTAGCGTTAACAAAGTATGCAGACGGAGTTGTTCAAGACGGAAAAATAACAGAGGGGGGAAATACATATAGGGTCAAAGAGGCATATAATGTTCCTGGAGTATTTGACTCTACAGGAGAAGGAACGGCATTTGTCTATACTGCTTGTAATTTGTTTTTAATATCGTAATGAATTATACTGAAAAGCAATTAAATAAACTGTTTTGGGGTATTGCTATAGAACTTCAAGAGGCAATTAAAGATAGAATGAGTGAGTTAGATATCAAATTCACTGGTTCTGGAATGTCTAGTGTAAGAGTTGTTGTTGAAGATAATAAATTAATCATATCAATGAATGATTACTTAGAATATATTGAATACGGAATGCCAAATCCTACTAGTCCTGAAGAACTTCAAGACTGGGTCGAACAAAAGATATTAGATAATTATCAAGGAAAAAATAAGGAAAGGCTAATAAGAACTATATCAGAAAACATCGCAGAACATATTACACATTTTGGTCCAAGACCTAGACCATTTATAAGACCAGTTTTACATACTGAACTTCCTAAAATTATAAAAAAAAATATTAGGAATCTTTCCGATTAATTACTCTTTCCAAGTTTGTTGAAGTCTTTCCAATTCTCTATCAAGAGCAACACTAATAATAGTGTCATCTGAATAGTGGCTTTGATTCCATCTCTTCTTGCAATAACTTCTAAATTCTTCTAACTGTTCAAATGTATCTTCAAGGGCCCTGACTACCTTA